TTATACAGAATATCAAAGAAAATATTACCATGTTTGGTAGAATACAAATTAGAACTGTAGTAAGAGTTTCACAAAGAGAGGTGCTTACTACTGCTTTCCTTATAGGAGGTGTTAAAGGAAATAACACAAGAGGGTTAATTGGTAAGGGTGGCTTACCTATAGGGATAAATAAATCACAAGAGCAAGAGAGGGTGTATTAATGGCTATATCTAGTAAAATAAAGTTTGATTTAATATCTCAAATAGCCACCTCAATTAATACATTAGTGTTAGGTTTTGACGGTACACCCGCTACTAATGATGACGGAGGCGCAGGTAGACCTGCAATTACTTTAGTTCCTAATGTATCTATTGTAGATGAAAGCACAATATTAGTTGAGGCAAGTTTACCTATTACAGAATCATTTAACGATACGATAAAAGAAGTTGTATTGTTAAATAGAAATGCTACTACAGGTGTTTTTTCAGCAGTAGCAAGATACAACACTAGACCAATAATTAAAACATCACAAAATGAAATAAAAATTGAAGTTAGTATAGAGGTGATATAATGACAGGAAATCCATTATCGGGGCATACAAATCATAACATGACACTTAGCGGAACGGCACAACCTGTAGATGGTTTGGCTGATGGCGACCATATTACATCTCCCACGCTCACTAATCTACTTGAAGGTGTACACGGTAATGGTATCATTTTAGAGGAAGATACCGCTAAAGCCGCAGGTACAAGATTACAACCGGAAAACTTACCCGGTATATGTGAAAGAACAGGCAACAATACATTCACGGTAGCGGGTGGTAATGTCATTCTTGATGGTTTAGTATACACATTCGCAGGTGGATTTGGAAGTAGTAGTACATACACTATTACACAAGCAAGTACAGAAGGAAGTAATACTCCTTTATCATCGGGTCAAGAGGCATTGATTACAGTTTATGCTACTGCTGAACAATCGTTAAATCATGTAAAAATGGAAATGGGTACTGCCGTAGCAACAGGAACTAATGTATACCCTACTACACCACACGCATTTTTGAACAATCCATCTTCAACTGATAATTACCAAAGCATAGTACTATGTGTTTTAAGAGTCGTATACAGTGGTAGTGGTGGAGATTTAAATGTTAATATTGCTGAAATTAACGATAAAAGAGTATTTGTTAGACCTACACCAATTTACTTTACTCCTGTAGTAGATGGTGCGGTAGGAGCGACAGATGCCGTTGATTCTCATACAGATTTAGATGCCTTTCATACAGGTGGGGCAGGTGGTAATTTTTCAACTACAAGACTAGGTTGTATGTGGTTAGGTAAAGGTGGACAAATAACTAGCACTACTGCCGGAGATAACACAAAAGATGTACTATACTATAGTGCCACTCACGCCGCAAGATTTACCCGTTCAGTGTTTGACCGAGTACTTACAAGTACTGCTACAACTATTGATTTGACTTCTGCCGATGCTAACATACTTGTATTGAATCCCGGTGGTACATTTACAATTACTACAAGTGGTCCATTCCCTGCGGGATATATTATAGAAATTAAAAATACTCACGGTTCTAACACAGGTACATTTGCTCTAACTAACTCCACTACATCAGCAATAGGTGATACTGCTGACGCTGATGGTGGGTATGGTAGATTTGTATGTACGGTAAGCCATGCTACTGACCCTACATTTGTAAGACTACAATGATTACTTCATAGCGGAGTCTTGCCAAAAATGACCGCACTTACGACATTGAAGTAAAGTGAATCGCTTTCTATCTTCATCAAGATAACGAGCAGTAATTCTTCTTGCTATATGCTTGTGGCTACAAGCA